CGTTTTACCAGCGCACCTTGCTCAGAAGTCGGATCTTGTTGGTACTGAGCAGACCATTTTGAGAGTGGAAGCTCGTTTCTTAGCTTAACAAGCTCGTTATACGACCAGAATTGTGGCCATAAAGGCTCTTCACTGGGCAAAATTGCAGGTAATTCGATGATTTCCCACTCATCCCCGTCTTTTTCCACCATTGACTGCAGAACACGGCCTGTCAAATCACGTTTAGACCAGCGTGTCATCACGATAATGATCGAACCGCCTGGTTGTAGACGCTGACGAGGGCCTGATGAGTACCATTCAAACACTTTATCGTACACATCTGGGTTAGTTGCCGCTAAAGCAGCCTCTTGTTCTGAGTGAGGATCGTCAATAATGAGCAAATCCGCACCTTTACCAGTCACTGTACCGCCAACACCAATCGCAAAATACTCACCATTGGCATTGGTAGACCAACGGCCCGCTGCTTTTGAGTCGGAACGCAGTGCCACGTTAGGAAAAACGTTTGCATAAGCGCTAGAGTCCACCAAGTTACGCACTTTACGGCCAAAACCTACCGCCAATTCCGCAGTATTCGAACACTGAATGATCTTCTTATTCGGAAATTTCCCCAAAAACCAAGCTGGCAACATAAAAGAGGCAAACTCAGATTTAGTATGACGAGGTGGCATATTAATAATCAAACGTTTTGTCTTACCCGCAGCAATCTCCTCAAACTTCTTCGCCATCAAAGCGTGGTGTTTACCATGAATGAACCCAGGCCACATGGCTTTAACAAACTCCATGAACTTCTCTTGCCCTTCCTCCCTTACAATAGCGTCAGAAAACACATTAGAAGAGATATTCATATCCATCACTTCATCGTCTGGCAAAGAGTAAACAAACTTCTTGATCTCCTCTTCGTCATCGAACCGTTTCAACATCTCGTCATTTATTTTCATTCTAGATTCCGTAACTTCACATAAGACGGCCGTATAGAACGCGCTTTTGTACGCAATCCCTTACACACCCCTAAGTCAACCAATGCCCACATCTTACGCGCAACATTCCCCCTGCCCTTCTCGCCTGTGATTCTCATCACATCATCAATCGTAGGGCCAAATCCAAATGTCTTCCAATACTCATCGACAATCAAAAAGATTTCTTTCTGCGCTGGTGTCATTTATCTTCCAAAAACAAATTATGTTTTTTTAAAAATTCTTTCATCTTATTATCTTTGGTTATATACCATTGAAGATCACCAACAAACTCATCAGTCACCGTAACAAGGCCATGTATTGTCAAATACGTATCAACAACACTCTGGCGATAACAAGTATAAAAATACGCAGGATGCCAAGAACGCAAACGCAATTGCCACTTAAACAACTCACGCTTCTCAACGTTGTACCATATCCATGCAAACGCAATCCACGGCAACCAACCATTACAACCAAAAGTAATATTAAGGCCAATCTTATAAAACTCACCCTCTGGACGATAATGAATCATTTATATGTCTCCGTTTCTATCACACAAAAATTAAATTTACTTTTTCGAGTCCATATAGGGGCCATTTGAAAATACGTCATATGACAATACCATGTTCCGCCCGTTAACTTTCTAAACCATTTCCATTTCTGCATATATGTATTTTTTTCTAGCCAATTAATTATTTTCAAAATATATACCCCCCCCCACTTTTATTTTCACTTTTTCCTACAAAAATCCCTATATAACTATTTGTTATGTTCGTCCAATTTTATATAACCCCCCCCGTTCCATCTGTTCCGACGGAACACATGAAAACGATTTTATGCGGGTTCCAGAGGGGTCGACACATTTTTTTTGTGGGAAAATCTCCTGAGTGGAATTATTTGAGTGGAATACTATGCATATATAAATGCTCTGCCTTAGTCGATTTTAGGGGGTTGGGGTGTAGTAGGGTCTAGTTCCTGTGATTTGTCGATGCCGTCCCCTTCTTCCTCTGTGTCTTCCTCTGCTGGCTCTGCTTCGATGGCTTCTGCTTCTGTCTGCGCTCTCTTGCCGTTCATGACTTCAGCTTTGCCACGCTTAATCGTATTAAGTAAGTCATCCGCCTCTGTGTCTGTCTCGTCTACTGTCTCAGCGTCCTGTACATTCTCATTACGCAATGCCAGCTTAATAGACTCGATAAGCTTCTCGCGTGCTTCTTGTGGGTTTGTCGTCTTGATTATCTCTCTGCGCTCAGTAAAGAGGGCGACCTCAGTTATTTTGCCGATGAGTTCCAATGCTTTCAACTGCTGAGCGGGTTTCACGTCTTCATCTATCGACAACTCGACGAGCCTTTGCACTGCTAAAGCCCTCAACTGCAGGGGCGTTTGATATTTCATCGCCTCATTAGCAACCTTGAAGCTATCTATCATCGCCTGTATCTTGGGTATTTGGGCTAACTTGTGTGCTGAATTGGCTTGGGTCTGCTTGTCTGCTTGTGTGTTGTAGGTCTGTCTGTATGCTTTTGCTTTTGGTGTTCCCTTTGCTACTTCTTCAGCGAATGCCTTTTGTTTGGCTGTTAGGTTCACTCCGCCTGTTTGATGACCCAAAAGAATATCCTCGATTGGTGTCTGTTGTAATGCTTCTTTGATGTCTTTTCGGCTTAGTTTCATATATGGGTATTTAATGAGTATGAATTTAATCGGATGCTAGGACGGAATTAGGAAGGACGCAAGTAGTTTTGATTAGTGTGGTATTCCCTCTTATATATTCCCCTGTATTAAGAGCTTACCCTTTGCTGTTCCGCTTCGCTATCTAACCCCGCGCGATAGCCTTTAATCCATCCGCGCACGTTTGAATTGGGCTAGGCTAACCCCTTAACCCTCCTCAAATAATGCGTTATACGTCGATTACAATTGCCTAGTTTTTAATCACTTGTTAAATATCTGCCTATTCTTTAAGCAATTGTTCTTTTTACGTTATTTAGTGATTTATTTGTGTTCAAAGTATTGCACTACAATACTTTTATCTATATATTAGTCGGTAGGTTAAGTATCTATCTTTCATGTTTTATAAGGAGTGTTGATTATGAATATATCTAAACGCATTGATATAGAAAAGCGTATCTATTCTCGTATTGTTAAAGATGCGCTCTCTTTGGGCTTCAATGTATCTGTGCATGATGGCGAGGAATACGCGCTTAAGCATTCCACAAAGTATAGCGACATCATGGGTGCGGGTTTCTCTACTGACGCGGATGCGCTAGTTATCTATGACAATGACAAGCGTTTAGGCTTTGTGTCTTTGGTCTATGGGAATAGTGGCTACGATGTTATTTCTGACTATACCGCTACGGAAGAAATGGAAAGCTTGCTACAAGGTGCTAACGCTTTGGCTGATAAATTAGAGGAGGAGGTTTGATTATGTGCAAAGAATTAACGCTTCACACTGACGCGGGGCACGGATGGCTAGAAGTTCCCCTATCGGATGTTATTGCTTTGGGTATCGCTGGCAAGGTTTCCCGCTACTCATATGCTAAAGGCGAGGCCGTTTACTTAGAGGAGGACGGCGACGCTAGTCTATACCTTAATCAATTAACTGCGCTTGGTGTTGAGTTTTCTATCAGTGAAGCTTATCGCGAGCATTCACCAATTCGCGCTTTTAATCGTTTCACCGCTTAAAGGGTTTGTTATGGACTTAATAGGGAAAGAGGTTTTGGCTGTAAGTCGTCAAGATTGCGATTTACCGAAAGAATATAGAAATTCTTATAAGGGGGTCATTGTATCAATCGAACATGGACTTTACCCCTTAATCACTTTTGATTGTGGTTTGCAGTTTTTGCGCACTATGCCAGCTATGGATTTATCGCTTGCTTCTGATTATCCAAGAGGCAAGCGTTTAACTGAATATTTAACAAAAATTATGGAGGCTTAAGAATGTTTACTACATATAACCCCGTTAAGTTGTCCGCCCTGCCGATGGGCGAATACTTCACGCGCAAGGAAGGTGCTTGCCGTGTTTATCAATTGGCCGGCTATGACAAAGTAAAGAATGTATTTTTATGTGATGACACGATGGACGGCTCAGAAGTATGGCTTGCTGGCGATGCTATCGTTTTTAATGGTTTTGACTACTAGGAGGTTACACAATGAAACAAACAGTTTACTCAGGCGACTTTCGCGACGCTTTCAGAAATGCAGGGCGTGAAAATAACTTTTCTTATGAGGGCTTGGGAATACTCTTTGACTATTTCGAAGAGTACGAGCAAAGCACAGGCGAAGAAATTGAGCTAGATGTCATCGCGATTTGTTGCGAATACACGGAGGCAAGCGCGCGCGAGATTGCCGAGAATTACGCCTATTTTGACGAGGAGGAATTAAACGAGATGGACGCGGAGGAATTAGCGGAAGAAGTGCGCGAGAAGCTCGAATATAACACTATGCTGTGCGGTGAATATGAAGCGGAGGGCGAAACCTTTTTTATATATGCTGACTACTAGGCTAACTGATGAGGCTTTAAGAGCCGAAACGCGCGAGAGCGCGTCTTAGTCAACACAAAAGGAGTTTTTATCGTGACTTGTTACAGTATCGGTTTTATGCGTGAAGATGGCGATTTTCAAGTGTTAGCCACACTTAACAACAATGACGGGCTTATTGGCTCGGACTTGTTGCAGTTTATCATTGATAATTTATGCGAAACGCTTACGGGCGAAACTGGCGACCTTGTGGAAGCTATCGAACGCCAAGATGCGCCCGACTATGTAAATTTGGAGGCTTGAGAATGGATATCACAGTATATAAGAATTTCGACGGGCATTTGACGCTGAGCGCAATACATAACGGCTACTTGGTAACGCGACAATACTTTTTTATGAGTACGAGAGCCGCGACCGCTGATTTTAAGCAATATTTAAGGGGTGCTTAACATGACGCGCTTAGAGTTTATTTTGTATACGCTGGCGATTATTGGCTCGGTTTGGATTGGTTACGCTGACCCGTTTGGGTGGTTTTACACCCCTTCACTTTACTAGAATTTAGCAGGAGGCTAAAAAAATGAATAACTACGACATGAGCAGTGCCGGTGAGAATATCAATTTTTGGTGTCATTACGATGTTGATTTGGCTTCAATCTATTACGATGAATTTAGTAAGCATGAGGCCACAAGGCTTGATTTTGGGCGTGATAGCGTGCTTTTCTTGGTAGGTGACTGCGAGAAGTCTTACTACACGAAAGCCATGCTAAGAAAGCTAAGCAAGCAGGCTATTTTTGACTTGTGCGAGGATTATGATTTGCTTGGGTATAGCTGTGACATTGACCGCTATAAAAGGGCTGAGTATGAGGCGGATTTGTTAGGCGTGACAATCAAAAAACATTACGAGTATTTAATCAGCCAGCATAGATGGAATGACTTGCAGGAGGCTATCCCGCATGATTGTTATATCTCACGAGGCTACTCACAAGGCGATGCCGTTTATATCGTGTCACTTGATAAGCCTATTGATAACCGCATGAGGCAAAACATTGACCATGTGCTTTGGGATTGCCCTATTGCTATCAGTGCAACAATTGACGACGAAGAATTTTATGAGGATAGCTTTTTGGATGAGGCTTACGAATGGGATGCTGACAAGGTGAAAGCAAAGATTAAGGCTTTGCCAATTAGCGATTACGCAAAGGGCTTTTTAATTGATAGTTTGCCCGACTATCCAAAATACTTATAGGAGGTAGAAAATGACTTTTGAAGAATGGATTGAGAAGTATAAGCCGATCAACAATTGGCTCAATAAAGGTGGCGACACAGAGCTTTTTGAAACCTATGGCGTAGAGCTGGGCGTCGTGCTGGGCGTAAACCTTATGGACACGCGCAAGGTTTGGACGCTGATTGAGGGCGATGAGGGCTTGTGGGTGACGAATGGCTATCATTTAGTCAATCGCCTTAATTATTTCATTACTGATATTCCATACGAGGGCGAAGAAGAGTTTATGGATGTCCTTTACATGGAATATAACGACGAGGAGGACGAAGAAGAAGAGCTGTATTGGATTGAGAAGACTTCAAGACTAGCCAGCGCAACAAGCGAGGAAGAGATTGAGAAGATAATTGCTAAGTGATACTTCTAAGCCTCTCATGGGGGCTTAGGGATTGTCACTTTCGATAATCGTTACAGGAGGACATTTATGAATGCTTATGTATTGGCTCATGTTGCTGTCGAGGTAGCCACCATGCTACCCGATGACGACAAGAGTATCACTAGGGCTGAATATGTGGATAAAGTCATTCGCTTGGCTGAAAGCATTATGCAAGCAGAAAACATTACGCAAGACACGGACGATATAGATGAGGCTATCGTCAAACATTTAATTAAGGAGGTTTAATCATGGGTTTGGATATGTATTTATCAGCTGAGAAGTATCACTATGGCGCGTTAGACGAAGAGCCAACGGACTTAACTAAGGCCGTAAACAATGTAAATGACACAAAGGGCTATCAAGTTAAGAGCTTTAAGATATGGGCTTGTTATTGGCGCAAGGCAAATCAGATACATGAATGGTTTGTGCAAAACGTGCAGGGAGGCGAGGACGACTGCAGGCCATACAATGTAAGCATGGAGGATATAAGGCTATTAGTTAAGCTATGCAAAGATGTATTGGCTGACCACAGTAAAGCCGAAGAGTATCTTCCGACACAGGAGGGCTTCTTCTTTGGCAACACTGATTATGATGAGTATTACTATCAAGATTTAGAAGATACCATCAAAAATCTAGAGCCGTTTATCACAGACCCAAGCTGGGAAAGCTGGGATTTTACTTATCAATCTTCATGGTAAGGGGATTACTATGCCTAAATTTGCTACTTATGAAGTAGTTTATCGAACATGGAACGTGAGAAGCTATACTGTTTTGGCTGACGCTGACGATGCGGAAGACGCATTTAAAGAAGCAGAAGAACAGCTACGCATAGACCTAGCCGATGGCGAGGAGTATGAAATTATGGATTATTTTATTATTGACACTAACCCAAAGGAGGAAGCATAAATATGATGCCACAAATCGGTAAAATTTATATTAGTCGCAAGACTTACAATGGCTATCAGCACGTACTTGTAGATATTCCGCCACAAGCTGAGCTGGATAAACTTTTAGGAAATCGCTTTAAGCAGGAGGCTAAAAATCGCATTTACCAAATCCTTATGTTACGCTCAGAAGGCAAAACCCGAAAGGAAATCGGGCTTGCCTTTGGCTTGTCTGTTGAGCGCGTGCGTCAGTTTGAGGCTAGGGCTGAACGCGTGGTTCGTGAAAGCTATTGGCCTCGATTAAAGCCTTCTTTAACGACTGAGAAGCCTTAAACACGCCATGTTCAATGAAATAATCATTGAAGTCTTGGCCGACTGTAGGCGAGATCCAATACGGCTTGCCTATCTCTTGGGCGATACGTTGGCCAGTGTTGCTTGCGTCGTTATCAGCGACTACGACCCCGTTAGCGAACCCGCTAGCTATCGTCTTCATGTTTCCTGCGCTGAAGCACACGTAGACACAATAGCGCATTTTGTTAGCACGCATTACGGCTTGGATACTAAGACCTGTCGCAAAACCCTCACAGAAGATGGGGAGACCCTTAGCATCCATGACGAAGCTTGCCCCCTTTGTGGCTTGTCCGTAGAGGAACTTCTTATCCCCCTCTTCGCTGATGAGCTGGCATCCTACTATTTTACCTTCCCTCCGCATAGGGATCACTAGCTTGCTACCATCCTCACTATCCCACACCGCCATCACCTCGTCAGGAAAGCCCTTCTTGGCGAGGTATGGGTGCTTCTTAATCTCAGTTTGGTGCATAATCCAGCCAGCTTTGGCGGCAGCCTTTTCCTGAAGCTCAGCACGCTCACGCTCATGGTTCATCTTTTCTTTTTTGAATTGAGCAGACGGCTGAAAATTCTCAGTCGTTTTCCATATAGACGGCTTATCCATCGTCGCCCAATTCTGAACCCAACCCACATCGCCTAAGAATTTGTATCGTCCATTCATCTTATGCGGGTGATCGGTAGTCGGACAGGCTATCCACTTGTGAGCCACAACACCGCGTATCATTAGCCCGTGCGCTCTTGCAAAGTCTTCGAAGTTCATACTTTACCTTTCTCTTTAGCTTTAACCCATGCAATGTTTTTGTGCGTCAGCCAGTTCCTAGTCTTCATGGATGCTGGCACAGGTATATCAACCAAGCTTCTTGGCCACACGCCAAACTTATCTTTGTATTTGTGCGAAGCCCAGCCCTTGCTGTAGTTCTTTTCATTGGCGATGTATAACATCTCAGAATAGAAGGATTGCTTGTCATCCTTTATTCCTTTAGCAGTCGCAGTCAGCTCAACCATGCGACCATTTACTTCTTCAATGTCTGAGCGCTTCTTACGCACAAAGCCGCATGATGGACAGCTATCAGTGCGAGGAGGCCACAGGAGGCCACAGCTAGGACACTTGCTGGCTTCCTTCTCTTTAGTGC